GAAGAAGAAAAAATAGAAGAAGCATTTCCTGGAGGACCCCCTTGCTTAAACAAATTGGCATCAATAGGTTTTGGTGAGGGTTCCAGAAATAATGCATTATTTAATATAGCAGTTTATTATAAACAATCTAATCCGGACACATGGGAAGATAAAATTGTAGAAGCCAATTCAAAACATATGACTCCCGCTCTAAGTAATAGTGAAGTTCAACAATTAATTAAATCAGTTAACAGAAAAGGTTATGATAAATATAGATGTAAAGATGAACCTATTAATTCTGTTTGTCAATCTGGTTTGTGTAGAACTAAAAGATTCGGTGTGGGTTTTGGGGAAGAAGAAATGCCATTACTTGGTAGTTTAACTAAATATAGATCAACACCCCCACAATGGTTTTTAGATGTAGATAAAACTAGAATAGAATTAAAATCAGAACAACTTTATAATCCAGGTATGTTTGCTCTAGCCTGTTTAGACCAAGCCAATAAAATTGTACCTGTACCTAAACCTAGAGATTGGAAACAACATTTTTTAAAACCAATGATGGGAAACTTACAAGAAGTAGAACCATTAGAATCTTTAGATCCTATTAATGAACTTACAGGACTTCTACAAGATTGGACTACCAATAGACAGTCCGCTAGAACTTTAGATGATATTTTTAACAAACTTCCTTTTACAGAAAAAGAATTTACTTATTTTAGAATGGAAGACTTTTATTCATTTTGTAAAAAAAATAATTGGGAAATGGATAAAACTAAAACAGGTAACTTAATTAAAAGACTTGAAGGAATTTTTGTAGAAGAAACAAGAATGACTATTAAGAAACAACAACCAAGATTAGTTAAGATTAATACAATGAAAAAAATAGAGGCTTCTGTTTCTAAAGTTGCATACCAACAGGAGGATTTTTAATGAAAGTAGGAATTAATTGGCATCTTAGATTCAGAGAAGAAATTAAATATCTTAAAGAAGAGTTAGAACTAACCCAAATATGGTTAGATAGAGCAGAAAAACAATTGGAAAAATATGAAAACAATAATACTGGGGCCGCCGGGAACGGGAAAAACAACAACGTTGTTAGACTTAGTCGACGAGTTCATCCAACAAGGGATTAGACCTAAACAAATAGGTTACTTTTCTTTTACTAAGAAAGCTGCAAAGGAAGCAGCAGAGAGAGCTGCGGAAAAATTTAACTTAGATATAGACAATGATCTAACTAATTTTAGAACTTTACACTCATTAGCTTTTAGAAATTTAGGAATGACTAAAGAGAAAATGATGAAGACAGAAGACTATAAAGAATTTGGGCAGAAATGTGGCATCCCTATTAAGACAGCTAGTTATTCATCCGACGATGGTACATTTAATTCTGATAATGAATACCTAACAATTATAAATACAGCTAGAGTAAAACGTATGGACTTGATGGAGTATTATGATTCAAGACAAAATATATTAGATATAGAAAGAGGAACTTTATTTTTATTAGCAGAAGAATTAGAAAAATTTAAAAAAGAAAAAGGTTTAAAAGATTTTACAGATTTACTAGAAGATTTTATAGCTGAGAAAGTTAAACCAGGATTTGAAGTATTATTTATAGATGAAGCCCAAGATTTATCTTTACTACAATGGGATATGGTAAGAAGTATTTGGGCCAACGCGAAGAAAACTTATATAGCCGGTGATGATGATCAAGCAATATTTAAATGGGCCGGAGCAGATGTAGATCACTTCATAGCTTTAAAAGAAGAAGTTAATGACATAAAAGTATTAGATCAATCATATCGTATTCCAGGTGGTCCTATCCATGAGTTATCACAAAGAATAATAAACAAAGTACAGAATAGATTTGAAAAAGAATATAAACCTAGAGATGAGATTGGTATTTTAAAAAGATATTCGGACATTACCCAGGTTGATATGAGTGAAGGTAATTGGTTAGTTTTATCTTCAGCTAATTATTTTTTAGACGACGCAAAGGACCTTTGCGAGATTCAAGGATGGTATTATCAATATAAAGGTATGAACTCTGTATCTTTAAAACTTTTACTAGCTTTAAATAATTGGGAAGCATGGCGTAAAGGTGCGTTCTTAAATCATTTGGAGATTAAAAATATGTATGAGTATCTTGGATCAAATGTTTTAGTAGGCTTCCAGAAGGGTAAAACTTTAAATTCGGATGCGAAGTATACACTAAAAGAATGCCAAGCGCAATATGGATTAACAACAGATAAAGTTTGGTACGATTCTTTTGAGGGCTTAGATAACATGACGGAAACCTACATTCGTAACATGAGGGCGAATGGAGAAGCTATAAATAAAAATCCTCGTATAAAAATGTCAACCATACATGGAGCGAAAGGCGGAGAAGCTGATAAAGTTTTATTACTCCAGGACATAACCGGTGCGGCTATCGAAACGTTTAGTCATGACCCAGATGAATTACATAGATTATTTTATACTGGCGCGACGAGAGCGAAGCGTGAATTGCATGTGTTAGATCCTAAAAACTTTGATCGAGCTTATATAATATGAGAAAAATAACATTACAAAAAGAAAAAGGAAATACATTTTTTGTGGAATATAAAATAAATGGAGGAATAGTTACCTATGGAGGAAACACACAAGAAATAAAAAAAGTATTGGATGAAGATATCGGAAAAAATAAATATATATTAATTTATGGATAGTGAACCAGATTTTATAGAAGATTTAATTATGATAACTTTCTTTTCAATTTTAGCATACGTAATAACTAAAGGATTAATATGAAAAAAAATAGAATGTCAGATGACACACCAGAACAAGAAGATCCAATGTTAAAACAAGTAGGAGGATCTCATTATATGTATTTTGATATTCAACCTGCAGAATTTATTAACGCGAATAAGTTGCTTTTTGCAGAAGGTTCGGTTATAAAATATGTTTGTAGGCACACTGAAAAAGGTGGAATAAAAGATATAGATAAAGCAATACATTATTTAGAAATGATAAAAGAGAGGGACTACAAGTGAGAGGTGTTCAATTTCCAATGTTTACTCCAGAAACGGAGTGGGTTATGCCTGATGGTTTAAGAGACTTTAAAGGCTGTAAAGAAATAGCAATAGATTTAGAAACAAATGATCCTGGTTTAATGACTTCAGGCTCAGGTAGTGTTGTCGGAAAAGGGCACATTGCTGGCGTTGCTATAGCCATAGAGGGCTGGTCAGGCTATTTTCCTATAGGGCATGAGAATGGTGGGAATATGGATAAAAAATTAGTTTTGAATTGGTTACAAGAAATTTTAAACCAAGAATATACTACCTTTATATTTCACAATGCCATGTATGATGTCTGTTGGTTAAGACAGGTAGGGCTTGAAATTAAAGGACACATTGTGGACACAATGATTGCAGCTTCATTAGTAAATGAAAATAGATTTAAATTTGATTTAAATTCATTAGCTAGAGAGTATGTAGGAATAGGTAAAGATGAAAAGATTTTAAGAGAGGCAGCAAAAGATCATGGAGTAGATCCCAAGGCTGAAATGTGGAGAATGCCTGCAAGATTTGTAGGGGAATACGCCGAACGAGATGCGGAAGTTACACTTAAACTTTGGCAAAGATTAAGTGTAGAATTACATAGAGAAGAGTTAATGGATATATTTAATTTAGAAACTAAATTATTTCCTTGTCTAATTGATATGAGATTCAAAGGTGTTAGAGTTGATTTAGAACATGCGGAGGAACTTAAGAAAAAATTAATTATTAGGGAAAACAAAATTCTTAATAATATCAAGGATTTAGTCGGTTTTAATATAGAAATAAATGCAGCGAGAAGCATAGCAAAGGCCTTCGATAAATTAAAACTTCCCTATGATAGAACTGAAAAAAGTAAGGAGCCAAGTTTTACTAAAAACTTTTTACAGAATCATCCACATGCTTTACCCAAAGCAATTGCGGATGCCAGAGAAATAAATAAAGCTCGAACTACTTTTATAGATTCAATTACAAAACATTCTCATAAAGGAAGAATTCATGCAGATATAAATCAAATTAGATCCGATCAGGGTGGTACTGTGACCGGTAGGTTCTCAATGAGAAATCCAAACTTACAGCAAATTCCAGCAAGGCATCCGGAGCTCGGACCGATGATTAGATCTATTTTTATTCCAGAAGAAAAATGTAAATGGGGATCGTTTGATT